TATCAAAAATAACGGGAATTAACCCTTCCTTTTGCGCATTAGCTAAAATCTTCTGTAAAATAAAACTTTTACCAGTCATACTAGGACCTGCCAATAACGTCATTCTATTCTTTGGAATGCCTCCGAATAACGACCCCGATACAATACCGTTAAGTACCATCGATCCAGTATCTAGCCACCCATCTACATTACTAATAGCACTTTCATTCAGGAAAGATGCATACGGATTAGATTTATCAATTACAGATAAAATATCATCAATTTCTTTACTCATATACTCCTATTATAGTATAAGAGCGGGTAAATTCAACTCTATTCCTCCCAAATTTTTTCAGTATCCAAAAGTAATTTTTTAATTTTAACTGATATATAATTACTCTTCCATTTATAATCTTCTAAGAACTTTTTCCAAGATATTACAGTTTTTCGAACCTTTTCTAATTCTTCTTGATTATAACCTTTTTGTGATTTACCATATTTTATAATACTCACTAACCCGTTTAAAAAATCTTGAGGGGTAGCTTCTATAAATTCCGTCACATCCTCTGGTATAAATTCTGGTTCTTCTGGAATATCAAAATGTCTTTTTTCACGTTTTAACGATTCGATTTCTTTTTGCTGTTCTTCTATTCTTGTTTTATATTTTTCTGCTACCTTTTCTTTTTCTTCTTTAACTTTTTCCTTTAAAGTTTGAATTTCTTTATTAAGATTAGCTATCTCCGAATCTTTTTGTGTTACAATATCGTTTAAGATTTTTTCAGCTTGTCCACGAATCTCCATAGTTATACTAGCTCTAACCTCATCTATCTTCTGCTGATTAATATTGCTAAAGTAAGAAGAATTATCTGACGGTGGTCTCCAAGAACCTGTATTCCAATTATCGCTCATTATGTAAAAATATTTATATTGGTAGATAAAAAAAGCCCATAATATGGGCTTCGTAATAAGTTAGGCTTAATTGCTTATTTTTTATCTTCTTCGTCGAAGAGCTTAACAACTTCAGGATCTGGAGCTGCTTCATTTGCCGGCACTAGAGTCGGATTCACGATCCGTTCGTATTGTTCGATAATACGGGCATCGATAGTAAACCCAGAGCCTATAGCAACTGCTGACTTCGGATAAGTAAAATGATTGTCGCGCGAACCATTATCATCCGGTGTAGTAAATTCAGCGAAAAACAGAGGATATAGTTGCACTGCCATCTGGCCGTTCTCTTGTTGCTGAACAAGGATCATAACGGGGTTTTTAACCTTAATGATAGAATCTGTATCTTCTACAGATACACCAAAAATTGATCGACCTGCGTTATCAATGAATGTAGTATAATTTTTATCAGACATATATATATTTTATATTATAAATACCATTAATCAACTTAAAAGATCGAATAAGTTAGTCTGGGTTAAAGATCCAGGTTTTTGTACTGCCCATTTAACGTTTTCATAAAATCTTTCAATAGCATTAAAGACGATCTTTTCAAACATTACTTCGTAATCTAAATTAAAAGCTTTCTTAAACTCTTTCGGATAATAATACTTGTAAGCAATATTATTGAGATTATACGGGTTAGGCTTTTGCACATAAAAGTATCTTACTTTATCACCGCTGCCTATCTCTTCATACTCTTTATCAATATTAAATCTTTTAAGTAATAAATTATGGTAGTAAGCAGCTTTAACATGGTTTGGCATGCCCTTAGCAGTTTTAAACCCATCGCAGTCTGTTGCGTATTTTTCGTACCCCTTTATACCAGATACAAACGCGATATCCTCGATAGGTAAATCTTTAAATATCTTATAAGTTTCATTTAAGATGGTATTAGTCTGAGTTATATCTTGAGTACTCAGCATTGTTTCAATAATCTTTTTAACATACGGTTTGATAGCCGCAGGCATCGTACTTCTCACAACCTCAACACCAGTATACTTATATTTGTCCATCGGGATACCTTCATCGTCAAGGATATGTAATACATAACGCTTTTTCTGCAAAAATACTCCAACATCAGCGATTACTTCTCGCTTAAAAACAAACCTGCAATCACTACTATTCAACGACTTTACACCCCATACTTTAATTTCATCATTTAGAAAGTCTTCAATGTTCTGAACTTCGTTATGAAACTCGTCCGTAAGCTTACCTTTATCGTTAACGAAGGATAAACCTGCATCAACAAGGGGCTTTACAGATATATAGCTACTATCAGTATCGTTGTATACCACAGTACTATCAAGTACCTTTTCATCTTCGATACCAGTCTTTTGCTTAATATATTTTTTAAGTAAATCGTTAGATTTCTTAATAACAGCTTGACCGGTTAGAGTAATTGACGATGCGATATCATCATCTCCGAACGGGGCGTTCTTATTACCGAAATAGCCATAAATTGAATTAATAAAAATCTTAATACATAATTGCTTAGCGTCTAATTGATCCATCTTAACTTTAGTAGCAGGATCTTTCTCTTTACTATATTGCTTACGCAGCTTATTTAACTCCTTCTTTACTTCAACTCGCTTATTATAATATTCATCGAGAATTTCCGGCATAACGCCTTTCTTCTTCTGAGTAAATAAAACGTTCGCCCGGCTTACTGCAATTTCTTCATCTTTAACAAACTTCGCAAAGTTCGGCAGCGTTAACGTAAAGATTTTTCCATTAGCATGACGTATAGTAACTTCTTTATCATTCTTATCTTCAATCTTACCTATCTTCGTTTCCGGTGACATATTCAATGATATCATCACATTAGGGTATAGCGAATTAGCATCAAAAGAAATAATATTCTCCTGAAAGCCATTTAACGGTTCACCGACATATGCACCGGGATTTTTACCTGTATCTTCGTTTCTAATAAAAGTATGTATAACTTGCCCGCGACGTCGACCTCTAATAGCAGTTGCTCCATTAATAACGGAAAGCGCTCCCATTGCTGCTTCAAAAGTTGTTAAGCCTGTATAGGCTAACATACGTAATAAATCTACATACTTTAACTTTTCTTCTAAATGTTTAAGCAATCTAACGTCCTGAATATTATAATCAACGAACGTTTGCCAATCATCATCGGATAGAGTCGCGAGGTTCATATTACCAAACTCAACTTTTTTCTGACCTAATTCTATTTCGCCGATAGCATCAAGTTTATAACTCTCACGTAAACCTTGAGTAAACTTTTTATACACGTCAAGATAGTCAATTAGAGATATACCTTCAATATACCATTTAACTTGCTCTCTACCGAACGCGCCTCGAATAGTTCTACTATGTACATTACCTGTCGGGGATAGTCTAGCTACCCACTCATCACCAAGTATTCGCTGACACCTATTAATAATATAAGGTATATCAAAAAATTCAGAATTCCAACCGGATAATATATCAGGGTAATCCTTTTCGAGATGCTGTATAAAGTTTTTAAATAGAGCTTTTTCATCTTCACATTCAACATAAGTTACATCATCTTGGGTATTTTTATATCCTTTTATGCCCCAAGTAATGAAGTTGTCATTTAGAGAATCATATATGGTTATAACGTTTACTAGATGATTAGCTGTTATAATATTAGGAAAATCATCCGGTGAATAAGTTTCAATATCTATAAACATCGTCTTTATCGGATGTACATTGAACCCAGGCTCTTCATTTTGCTTCCAATATGTATCAACCAAAAACTGCTGCGGTTGAGGTATATTCTCAAACACTCGCTTAATATTTGAATCTTTTACAAACTTATAGCGATTATACTGACTATTAAATTTCTTCTTTATAAGCTTGGTACCGAAAATTGATTCGTAGTTACCATTACCTTCGAGATATAGATAAGGCTCGACAGTAGTTTCAATACGAGTACGGTTACCATCCTCGTCCCAAGTAAAAAGCGTTACAGTACCTTCTCGACCATTATATATAGCATTACGATAGCTCACAATCTTATTGTATAGTAGTTCCTAACCGAACCTACTCTTATATATTTCATCAGCATATGCATAGCCTTTGGTAAAGGCTTGAGGTAATCCTTTTATACCATCAAAACTTTCACCGGTACTAGCGCATAATATATAATGATCAGGATCGCGACCTTGCCTAATATCTGTTTCTAATTTAGTTGGTCGGATGGTCATATAAATTGTTTTGTAGTCCTTACATTCCCAGCAATCATTACCTACATGTGCAAATACTTGCCGAGAAGGATCTTTAGATATAGTCATTTTACCCATATCTTATTATATTACTGTTCCTAGTTATATCTACTAAGATTTACTCTCTTAGGATCATTTACCCCATATTGGTATAGCTCTAAATAACAGTCTATATTTTTATCATCTTCTAACCACCTATTATCGACATACTGCAATGCTTTTCTGCATAGAGATTTATATCTTTTTCTATCTCTTAATGTATGTTCAATCTGGGCAATCATTTCATCACCTGTATTAAATTTAATAGGTGCATGTTCATATGTGCACATATCTTGACACGCGATAGGCAACCCTAAAGCGCAAGCTTCAATATGTTTTAGATCTGACTTTGATCTATTAAAAGTATTATCTTGTAATGGAGCTACGATCATATTAACGTTCAAGTCATATAGCTTCTGACTATATTCAAATAATCTCACCCATGGGTGGAATTCTATTTTACCAGATTCGATTAATGGCTTTAAAGGGAGCGGATAAGCTCCTAAAAATACCCATTGATATTTATCAATAGTCTTTGCTATGGCTTGAACAACGTGATGAAAGTCATCTTTCTGTTTAACTCTATTATCTACATCAAAGTGAGCACCTGAACCTGCATACAATATGCGAGGCTTTTTCTTATGTTTATCGTAACTCTCCATCGTACGATTTAAATTAGCTCTATTACCCATCCAAAATTTAGGCATAAAATTAGGTACAACAGTTACGTTTTTATTACCTGTTTTTTCTTTATAGTAATCTCTCATAAACGGGCATGTAACTGTAATTTCATCACACATTGCCATCATCTCTTGAGCTGATTTTCTGATTACAGGATCGGTAAATGCTGATTTATATTTATTATAATCCGGAATATCTTCTGAAAAGCAAATATCATCAATTTCGTAAATTAATCTAAAATTATTTTTATTTGCTATTCCTCTTAAAAACTTTACAAATTCTAATTGTTGGGGTGTTGCTTGTCTCTGTATACGGAGACCCTTAACGTTTACGTAATACCTAGGGTCAACATTCATAACAGTTGTGCCATGTACAACTGCTTTTGTATGTGCATTGAGTACTTGCTCAGGCCATATCATTCTCCAGTGACCGCAGCCAGAATAATCGGCGTAATAATTTATAAAACGAGGAAGACCCTCTTCTACGGTTTCTTGTTTGAGAAGTGTGCGAGATGGCGCTATCGGAGGACCGTTAACTATGGGTGCGCCGGGTATTGGAATCGGCACATTACCCATTGGGGGTCGTTGAAATGGTAGATTACCTTGTAAAATCATATATGTTTAGTTATTAAGTTTAGTCGATGAATTCAACACGCTTAGTTATACCGTTATGTTTCTCCAGAAAAATAATATCACCAGTTGCAGATTTAATACTCTCTTTTCGGTGACTTATAACAAAAATACATTCGTCGAGTTGCTCAACGCGTTCGTTTAAAATTTCCAATACTAAATCAACACCTTTTTCATCTAAGCTACTATCGAATAGTTCATCGTAAAAGCTGATATTATAATGAACATCGCCCTGAGCTTTTCTCATATCCATAAATGAAAAGAGACATGCTAAATCAATAGCTTTTCTTTCAGCTCCAGAGAAGTTATTATAGAGGCAAATTTTACCCTTTTCATTAACGATCTCCTCTTCAAAGTATTCATTAAAAACACAAATACTATTACTATCTAGTTTTTTTAGATAGTGCGTAAGCTTAGAATTAAAATTACGTAAAATCTTCTTAACAATAAAGCTCTTTACACCTTCTTCACTTACAACAAACTTAACAACATCTAATAAATCTAAACTCTTTTTAATTGTACTAATTTCACTAGATATATTATTTACTTTTTCGCTTAATTCATCTACAATAACCTTAAAAGTATTTGCTTCATCATCAATTGTGCTAAATTCGGTGTCGATCTCACTAATACATTTTTTAATATAATTGATAGATTCCTGTATATGGCTTGTACTATATTTTTGGTTTTGTATAGCTGTTATTTTTTCGTTAACTATGGATATAGCTGAATTTATTTTAGAAGTCTCTTTATTATACTCATCAATCTTTTTTAACCCAGCTTCGACACCCTCCTTCTCACCAACAAGAAACTTTCTAATATACTCTTTTTCTTCCTCTACTTTTTTATGATCATGGTCTTCCATCGATCTCAAACAAACAGGGCAAGTATCTTCTTCAGTACCTAATTTTTTAAGTATCTCAGCATTAGTTTTAATTATTTGCTTTTGTGATATTACGCTATAATTAGCATAGTCTTTAGCTTTATTAATTTCGGTTAATTTATTTTCTAACTCTATTATCTTATCCTTATAAGGTTGATCATTAAGTAAGTTTATTTTTTCTAATTGCTCTTCTGCATCTTTTAAGTCCTGTTTATGCTGGTTAATAGTGCTCTGCATAGTGCTCTTCTTCCTAGCTTTATTATCTTCAAAACTATTTGACTGCGCTTTTTGAGATGTTAGATAATTGTTCGTCTCTTCTAATCTAGTAATATTAATATCGAAATCTCTTTTTATTTCTGCTTGATCAGATCGGAGATCATTTAACATTTTAGAGAAAACTTCTAGGTTAAAAATCTTTTCGATAAATTTACGTTTATCGTTTTTATTTTTAGCCATAAACGGTATATGATTATTGAGCGTCATTATAACGCAATTTTGAAATACTTCAGGTGAGGAGGACAATACGGTTTGAATATATGTATCAGTATTACCTATAGTTGACTGCGTCTTGTCAGCGCCGTTTTTAAATACCATACATTTAGAAGGTGATAAAGTTCTTATTATATGAAATTCATTCTTACCATAATACGGATCATCGACGGTAAAAAGTAACTCAACTTTTGTTTTACCCTCGGTTAAGTTATTAGGTATAAAGTTTTTCTTAATATCGCGTAAGGTGCTTCCAAATATAGAAAAATAAAGAGCATCAGCAACAGTACTCTTACCAACGCCATTTCTTCTATCTTCTTTATCCCTATTAATACCTGTAACGATATGAAGACCTTTCTTAAAGTCTACTGTTACAACTTCTTCCCCAATAGATAAAAAATTCTGTATTTTTAATTCTGTAAATGTTACGTATTTCATTTGCTTCTATCTTGAGACCTCTTATATAATTCTGTTGTATATTTGCTTACTTCGTTTTTATTTTCTATATCTAATAGATTAATAAATTCATCGATAGCCTCCATAATATCAATACCTGATAGGTCATATTCACCTTCTTCAGTAAACTGTACTTTATTATAATTAACGTCATAATCGATTCTGAGATCAAATGGTTTATATGTTAATAGTTTTGCAACTAATAAGTCTAAATGCTCAGTATTAATATTTTTATCAACAATAAGTTTAACTATATTATTTGATACATC